TCTTTCGAGGATTTTCTCCGCGCCGTAGGCCAGCGTGATGATCGCGCATCCGGCGGCAATACTGCCGCACAAAACTAAAATCATGTTGTTGCCTCCTTTCCTCTAATTTTTGAACAGCGTCTCGATGTCGCTTTGCGAAAAACGCAGTTTTTTAAAGATGTTGCACAAGTCTTCATACGACCACGCCGAAAGGTGGCGCATACGGTAGCTGTAAAGCTGCGGGGATATACCCAAGTATTTCGCGGTCTTCTCGTCGGTCGTAAGGCCCATGCGGTCGGCGTTATAGCGCATAATCGATCGAAACGTCTGCCGCCGCTGTTCTGCGGGCGATGGTTTTAATCTTGGCACTGTTTACCACCTCTTTCTTTATTTATGTTTTTGTCCCCAGCCCTACCACCTGCCGCCCAAAGCAAAAATTATGCAGTATCTATGTTTGTTTGGACGAAAGGAGTGTACATCCATGGTTTTCAGGGGAGGATTAGTTTTCGGGCGGCATGTGGTAAAGCTGGGGCGCGTGTTTCAGCGGCGAGTTGAAATTATGCTTGTATATGCGCTTAGGTAAATGAGCCGTGATTTGCGAGACACGCAAGCACAAATAGACAAATCACACCGACGTAAATAGCCATAGCCACTCTTTTTCCGCTCCCGATCATAATAATCGAGAGCACCGCAACAAAAGTCAGCACACACAAACCTAAAATCATTGATGTTCTCACCTCCTTAACTCACCCCGCTTTCGGGTTGGTCTCGTCTGCGTCTTTGCGCTCGGTGCGCATCGTTACCAGTTCCACGCCGTCCGCAAGGCCTGCGGCGTAAATCTCTGCCATCTTCACGGCAAGTGCGCGTTTGTCCGCAGGCACAGCTTTAACGACCGAAATGCGTGTTTCAGCGGCGAGTCTCTTGCTTTCGCTTTTCTTTGCCTGTATACTTAAATCATCGGAAGGAGGTGAACCTATTTGGATAAAAAAGATTTTGAACCCCCAAAGCTACCGATAGTGTGGATTGCCAGCACGTTTGTGGCTCCTATATTGATTGTGGTTTTACCGCTGGTTTTTTCAGCAAATGTGTCCTTTTCTGTTTTGCTTATCATTGCATTGTCTCTACTTTCTTTGTTGCTCTTGATTGTTTGCTTTGCGCTTGTTGTCCGTATTTACAGTGAGGCGTATAAAACGCAAATTGCAACTTTTCATCTTGATCGCTTGGAAAAAGAGGTTTTATCATTGCAAAGCCGTCTGGATGTTTTAGAAAAAGCACAACATCAAAACCGCGATTAGCGTGCCTAAAATCGGGGCGAGAAGCATTAAAATGTACGGCAGTACCACTTTTAATGCTTCTTTTCGTGCCCGGTCTTCCATTCTCATTCCGCTTTCTCCCCGCTTTCTTTTTTCTCCGCCAGTTCCGTGCCGATCGCGATGCCCGCGGCGAAAATCTCTGCCATTTTCACGGCAAGAGCGCGTTTGTCCGCAGGCACAGCTTTAACGATCTGAATAGCTTTTTCTGCTTCATGCGTTAAGACCTCGTACATTAAATTTACCTCCTTTTTTTGCTCTCTGTTATTTGTTACCTATATAATACCATAGGTGGGCTATATTGTCAAGCTTTATTTTATTGGTGGCAAATATTTTTTCGTTGACTTTATTTCGGATTATGGTATAATACTATATAAGGAGGTGAACGAATGGAGACAATAAACGAGCGTGTGCAAAAGGTCTTAAAAGCTTCGTCCCTTACGCAGTCTGAGTTTGCGGAAAAGATAGGAATAAAACAAGGTAGTTTGAGCCTTATTTGTTCTGGAAAATCAGGAATTGGAGATCGCACAATCGCCGATATTTGCCGTGTTTTTGGTGTCGATCTAATCTGGTTGCGTACCGGTGCAGGCGAAATGTTTAAGCAGAAAACACGTGAGGAAGCATTGGCGGAGATTTTTGCCAGAGCACAAATCGATGATGACGACCGAAGCCGACTGCTTCGCGCTATGGCGCAGCTACCCGATGAGTATCTGCCGATTTTTGTAAAAGGGCTTGAGAAGATTTGCGAGATATTGTCGGAAGACAAATAAAAAAGGCGAGAACCGAATTTTTAACGGTCCTCGCCTTTTGCTTTGTGCGCCTACATTTTCCCCGCCCATATTGATACAGATATGTAAATCTTTCGCAAAGTATCTACGGGGAGATCCAGCAGCATTTCTGAAATTGCGTCTATTAAGTTTTTTCGGATTCTGTTTTCTTCCCTTGTTTCTACCGTCTTCATTTGTTCAACTCCGTTCTTTTTATAAAAAAATTTTTTATTTATTTGTTGACTACGTGCGTTTTTAGTGATATGATACAGTTAAATTATGAGGTAAATATACGAAATGAGGTAAAATATTATGGCTTTGTTCTCAGGAAACCAAAAAAACACCGCACAAAATGTCTATACAAATATGCGCCCATATCTAGCTCAAAAAGATGGTGCGGTTCACGTCGTGCTGATAAACAGTTTTTCGCAGCTTGCTAATCAGGTCTTTAAGTGCGATGAAAAATACACAACGGAAATTGACTATGTTTTAAACTGCATGCAAAGGGAAGGCTACGAAATCTTGGACATAAAATTTAATTCGATTCCCAATCAGGGGATGACGGGAAACCGGACGGGATTTAACACGCTTATCACCTACAGATAAGCCTTTCGTTTGATTAAATAATAGGCCTCTCAAACGGTGGTGTAAATATTCAATTTTGCATAACAGTACTTTATATATGACTTAAATTACAAATTAGGTGCTTCTTATGGATTTTTCGACAATCGATTTGGACGCGCTTATACCAAAGCTGGAAGATCGACGCGTCTCGCTCAACTTATCTTATCAAAACGTTGCGGACGCTTGTAATGTCTCACAAAGTACAATTATCCGCATTTTTAAACGGCAGGCCGACCCGAGCATCGTTGTGCTTAGATCTATCCTTGCCGCCGTCAAATATGACATCGTTACACCGCCGATGCCGGATGAAGGCTCCGAGAACGAGCAGATCGAGTACCTGAAGAAAAGCATTGAGTTTGAACGCGAAGATAAGATTGTGCGACTCGCGCAGCAAGAAGCACAATTTATGCGCCAGCACAACGAAGATCGGCGGCTCGTTCGGATTTGCTTGATTATCTGCATCATCCTTGTGATTTTCGTTTGCTTCTTTTTTGGCTACGATATCGCAAACTTAGATCGCGGTTGGATACAGGCTCGCTCCGCTTCCGGCAGTTTGCTCAAATAACAAAATCCCGTGGATACAAAAACGTATCTACGGGATTTTCAATAATAGGAGGTTTTTACAATGGCAAAAGCTAAAAAACTGCCCTCCGGTAACTGGCGCGTAAATCTATACGATTACACGGATCCATCCACCGGAAAGCGAATTTACAAATCATTTACCGCCACAACAAAAAAAGAAGCCGAATACATGGCGGCAGAATACAAATTGGACGGAAAACAGCGCACCGCATCCGCCGGAGACATGACTTTGAAAGAGGCATACACGCGCTATATCGACAGCAAAACCAACGTGCTCTCGCCCTCTACGATACGCGAGTACCGCCGAAGCGCCCGGAATGACCTACAAGACATTATGCCGCTAAAGCTGCGCGACATTACGCAGGAGGCCGTGCAGCGCTCCATAAACCAGTTCGCGGCAAATCATGCGCCAAAGACCGTGCGCAATGCCCATGGGCTTTTATCTGCCGTGCTGGGCGTATATTATCCCTCTTTCCAGCTCTCCACGGGCCTGCCCCAGAAGCAAAAGGCAAGAATCACCATTCCGACAGAGGCGGAAGTAAAGGCATTATTGGAAGCGGCCGAGGGCACTAATATGCACCAAGCTATTTTGTTGGCTGCTGTAGGCACCCTGCGCCGCTCCGAAATATGCGCACTGACGCAAAGCGACGTGCATGATAACGGCGTCATGGTCAACAAGGCTATGGTCTGTGACGATAATCACGAGTATGTTATCAAGTCTACCAAAACAACCGCCGGAACTCGCTTTGTGGAGCTGCCGAAATTTATCATTGATGAGCTGCGCAGCATAGATAATGAGCGCGTATGCCCGTACTCGCCTATCACAATATCAAACCTCTTCCGCACGCTTTCCATGCGCGTGTTGGGTAAACCGTACCGCTTTCACGACCTGCGCCACCATTCCGCTTCCGTTCTGCACGCTATGGGTGTGCCGGATCTCTATATTATGCAGCGCGGAGGGTGGGAGAACCGCGATGTCCTTGACAAAATCTACGAGCACGTTTTATCCGATGAGCAAAAGGACTTTAATGCAAAAATCGTTGACCGATTCACAAAATCTTACGGATAAAAGCAAAATGCAACACGAAAAGCAACACATGTTTCAAAATATATAGAGTTTATGCGGGTTTTGCGTGTATATATTACGGGTTCAAGTCCTGTTACCTGCACCAAAAAGAACCCCATTCGAACACAAATGGACTTTTTTTTTTACAAATTTTTTTTCTGCCG